CAAAAGAGCAGGCTGTTGATAGAATGTTTGATAACCCTAAGGTCGGTTCACAACATAAACGTGATGCTCATATACCTGGATGGAACGTAGACCCTGAAGCCTATCCTTTATATATAAAAAAAATAATAGATAATCAGCATAGTGCTGCTTCTCAATTAAAAATTAGGCAAGAGATACATGATTTTAGGAATGATTTCTGGAAACAGACTAAGGATAATAAATTGACAGAGGATTGGGTTAATTATTTTACTATGTATGCTCAAGATTCTTTAGGATATCCTCAACAAATACCTGAACACATACTTAACGATCCAGATATGAAAATAAAAGGCACTCCGTTTGCTTGGTGGAATGACACAAATGTTAAGAACAGAGTCAATCAGATTAGAACCAAACTTGGCATAGGAGAAGAGAAAGATAAAAAACTTCCAAAGGAACTAAGGGGCATTGATTTTGGCAGAATCGCTAGATGGGGTAATCTTGAGGCAAAGTATCAACTTGCAACATTACTTGCTCACCCTAAAAGTGCTGTTGCAAATCTTTATGGCGGAAGTGTTCACACGCTTATATCAACTGGGTATGAAAATTTTAGAAATGCTAGAAGCATAAAATATTTAGGTACTAATGTTAATAATAAATGGGAAAGCATGAAAGATGTTGATGCATGGGTTAGAAGCTTAGGTGTTATTGAAGATTTTATTATTAATGAAGCTGGTATGAATCCCGTCTTCAAACAAAAAAGATGGAAAGATTTTTTAACCGATGCAACTGGTGCTATAAAAAAAGACCCTAATATTAATGATAAAAATTTAAAGAATATTGCTAAAAAATATGGCATCATAGACAGCGTTTTTAACAAAGCTGCATGGTTCATGAGGAGACCAGAGAGAACTCTCCGTAGAGATGCCTTTATGGCCCATTATCTGCAAGCTAAGAAGCTATTCCAGGGTGCAATAAAGAGGTTTGATGATCCTATATTGATAAAAATGGGCATAGAGGGTGTAAAATCTACTCAGTTTTTATATTCTGCTCCATTTAGACCAGCCTTTGCTAGGTCTCAATTAGGTAAGGTAATGACAAGGTTTCAATTGTGGGCTTGGAATTCGGTAAGATTTAGAAATCAAATTTTAAAGGAAGCACATTTGCGTGGTTGGAAAGAGGGTACCCCTGAATTCGAAAGATTTAAACGGATGGCTACTGTCGATATGTTAATGTTTGGGTTGGCTAATGTATTTATGTACTCTCTTTTCGAAAACGCATTACCACAGCCATACTCATGGATACAAGATTGGTCAGACTGGGCTTTTGGGAATGAAAAAGAAAAGAGTAGAGCTTTCTTTGGTTCTTATCCTGCTGCATTAGGCCCTCTTCAAATGATAACTCCCCCTATATTAAGAATAGTTCCAGCTACATTTAAGGCAGTTATTGAAGATGATTGGTCAAGATTAGGTGGTTATTATGCTTGGAGCATGTTCCCGTTTGGTCGAATGGGTTATGATATATTTGGAAATGTATTTGAAGGAGGAAAGGGTGGGCTCTTAGAGAATCCTCATAGATTTGTTGAAAAAGTTAGTGGTATACCCTATCAACAAATACCCAGACAATTTAAAAAATATCAAGATGAAAAAGGTACTCCTTATCCAAGGATAATGTAGTAAAGATAGGGGAGAACAGGGTTGAAATTAGTAAGACCCCTTAATGTCCTCCCCCTTTGAGGGATAAGCTATCTTGGCGAGGTACACCAAGGCGTTATGTTGCTTATCATGTTATGAAATTTTCGAAGTACTCACAGCCCTTTTCAACTATACAGGGCTTATTAACCTTATCTTTGTCTATAGTTTGAAATACTGGTGCCCATTTATTTCTTTCTAGGTATCCCGCATCAATATACAAACTGCAACCAAGACAATTACCAAGACTCCAATTAGCACACTCAAGTTGCGCTTTCTTTAGTTTTGTCATTTTTTGCTCTTTCCTCATCCAGTGTTGTCCATTGAGCAGCACTGTATGGAGGGCCATGGTTAGGATTTGTTTCTTTATTGTGTTCGTCTGCTGTCGTCGGTTCGAATTCTCTTTGTTCTTTCTCCTCCATCAGCCTCAACATATATGCTGAGAGATATACGGATAAGTCAAGTGCTTCTTCAACAGCTTCATAAAAATTGTCTCTTGTGATGTCATCCTTTGGCATTATTGGAACATTTTGGTGATATCTTTGAGCGCCTACGTCTAACCTTTTTTTGATAAGTTTGATGATCAAGTCATTATTTTGTTCAAGGTCTTTGAGATCACCTGACTCTTTATGATTATCTATTTGTTTTTGCATTTCACTTATTCTAAGTGTCATTTGTTTCATAGCAAAATCAGCTTCAAGTAGTGCTCGTTCAAGATATGATAATTTATTTTTTAGTATTTGTTTATTATTCATCGCAATTTTCGCATAACTTTGGGTCTGTATGATAATATTCTTCTATACCAGTTTCTGAACCAACTTCCATAACTCCGTACATTTCTTTAGTTACAGGTATTTTTTTTTGTGAAATATCTTTAGATTCCATCGAATCCTCAATTTCTCTGATAAGATCACTTACCTTACTTAAAGCATTTGTGTTATTATCATTTATATAGAGTTCTCCTCTATAGTTATTTAGAGCTGTCATAATAATTTCAGCTTGTTCACGATCTAATTTCATTGTTTTTCCTGTTTTAATTCATCCATTCTAATATCAGGATTACAATTACATAAATCTGCATTACGACCTTTTTTTGTATTTGACTTACACCAATCATCATGAAAAACATTCATTACATTGATTGTATTCTTTTTAATTAATCCTTCTACTATCCACTCTGATTCTTTTATTTTCATTAGTATCTTCCTCCTTTGGCTAATTTTCTTAGCACATATTCTTTTGTTTCGTCTTTTAGGTGTTCTACCCATTGCATAAGATATTTAAATTCATCTTCATCTAATGGGCCTTTTCTGGTGTTACATGATTTGCAAATTAGCTGCAGGTTGTCAATAACAGAATCACCATCTTTAGCTAGCGGGATAATATGATCGCATACCATATTTTTTAATGTCATTTTTCTATTGCAGTATTTGCATCCGTCACCATAATTATTATAAAACATTTCACGAATTTCATCCATTTCAATTATGAATAAAACTTGAGAATCTTCAGACCGTTTTTTAAGGGAGGATTTGAGGCTTTGCATTTTCCTCTGTAGCTTTTTATAAGCAATCTTCCAATAAGTACGATGATGAGGTTCTAATACTTCTCGAAATGTTTCTTTATCGTATTTCATAACTATATGGGCTCAGTAAACTATTATCTGAGCCCATACAATTTATAATTAAAAGAATGTAGCATACAAGTATTAATAGCTATGTACGTTTTACTCTTTTAATTCTGTTTATGTTAATGCCTTCAGGCATAGCTTCTTCAGCTTTAAACGCTGATATTGCAGCCTTTCTAGCTTTTACTTTATCCAACTTCTGAACTATCTCAACCCTCTTGAAGTCATCTGACACAGTATGAGGATTAATATCAACTGGGCCAAATGTTTCATAGAGCTTATACCTGGCTGTATTAGTTTCGTATACTCCATCATCATTTCCAATCTCCATTATTACAGCTGGTAACAGTTGCTTGTTAAAGAAGTCCTGTGTTCGCTTTAGTCCTTTTTGTCTTGCTTTTAATCTGTCTATTTCATCTTTTAATGCTTCGACCTCAGCATCAAGTAAGTGTTCTTTTTTGTTAAGTTCTAGCATGAAGTAGTCAACATTTTGAATTTTAGTCCTGACTTCTCTATGAAGCGCTGTTCTCGTTTCTTCGAGGCTTTTGTGCTGCTCCATGTCGATTTCCGATGACTGCTCTATGTATTCTATTTGTTGATTTATGTCAATAAGTTCTCCAACAAGTTCTTTTGTAGTTGCCATTATTCCTCCACGATTGTGAATCTCTTATTCATTATTTTACTATGTATCACTTCAGGTTTTTTCTTTTTTAATCTGAATGATGGTGTCCATTCAAGCTGAACATCGAAGAGATCACCGTCACTATTCTTGTATAGTGACACTTGTTTCTCTGCATCGTCAGCTGAACCTGTAATGCCAATGACTTTTCTTGATGCATTCTCTATTGCACCACTACCTTTAGCTGCATATAAATCCATTATTTGATTTCTCGAGTAATCTCTTGATACTTGAGATATCTGTATAATAATAATATCTTCATTTACAGCAATATTAGATAAAGAGTGACTTATATAATTAAGCTTTTCATACTCTCCTCTTCTATTAAAAGGCACATCTACAAGATCAATATAATCTATTACAACACATTTAGGCTGTAATTGTTTAATTTTTTCTTGTATTTGTGGTATAGTAGGGCTAACAGATTGCATTATTATATGACTTAGCTCTTGCTTATGATACTCATAAAGACTTTTATAATTTTTCATTACTGTATCTTTATTTGCTCCAGAAACAATTTGTAAGTTTCTTCTATGCATTACATACCCAGATAATTCTAATGATAAGAATAATGTTGGTATTTGTTTTTCTTTTATTATTTGATCATGATCAGCATTGTATCCTAATACAATGTTTTGAGCTAATGCTGTTTTATTTGCACCAGTTGATCCGAATATTGTAACTAATTCCCCTGGATATACTGTTGCGTCTTTGTCGTATACTCCTAAAGATTTAGCTAAATCAATTGTTCTTCCAGAAAAATCAGTTTCTAATCTCTCTGCTAAGTCCGCTTGTAATTCTTCACTGTTCTTCACATCTATCAAATAATCTTTTCTTCTGTAATAGATACAATTTGTTTGACAGTATTTAGCCATTAAGACATCTTTACAGCCATACTTGTATCCACCACGATAGGTGTCTTCTACCTTTTTAATGATTACATCACTTCTTAATTGTCCACCATTCCACTCTAATAGCGCTGCTTTAGTAGCTACACTAGGTATACCATGTCTAAAGAAATGAGATGCTATTCGCATCATAGTATTATTTCTTGTTCCTTCTTGTGGGCCAAGTTTATACATCTTTTGAACACATGGGACTATATTTCGTGGCTCTACATCAGATTCCATTACTCTTATTTCAGGTACTTCAGTTACTAGTTTTTTTTCTAATTCACCGTCTCCCCAAATAGGATCAGTTTCAAGTGTAATTTGTCTGCTTGCTTTTATATGTATTTGCTTAGCTTTAAATTTACTTACTTGTTTATGTGTTAATGGAATTTTATATAGATTGGATTTTTGATTTAAGGTATTAGGGCACCTATAAATTGATGTTCTATTATATACTGCTAAATCTATTTCACTGAATAAATTATTCATAGTTTCTTTAACAACAAATGGTAAGTTAGGATTCCCATTAGGGAAATTAAAAACTTCTCCACTTATTATTATATGATATCCAGTTCCACTAAAATAGATGTTATAAGAGTGTCTATGAACGTCTAATTCTTCTAATTCAAACAGTATACTTTTTGTTTTGTTTAGTGTATAATCATCAGAATTATCGCCTCTATCTATATCAATAAGAACGTCTCTTATATATCGTTTGCCTAAAAAATCTTTAAATGTTTTTCTAAGTTTGTGATATTCTCGTCCTTCTTCATCATATAAATATAAACTCTTATAAACAGGATAATTTTTACCATGTTCTAATATGACATCAATTACTTGTTCTTGAGGAATAAGGAGCCCCCTATTACGAGGGCTCCCTATTGCTACTTCGTGATAAAGTTCCACCTAGAATCTATTTGCAGAGCTTCCAGTTGTGGTACTGGATATGTCTCCATTTTTAACAGATACTTGGGTGTCATCGTGCTCAACAATGAATTTGTTGGCTTTCATGTATGTAATATAACTATCAAGGTCTTCACGACCAATATCGTTATTCTTTACAATTTTGGGACATACAGTTGTGTATGCTTTACCAGCTTTTTGATTCCACTTTTTATAAGTAAATATGTAATACTTATGATCAGTGTCATCTTTAGAAACACCATAGTTTTCTTTAGTGAATTGAGAATTTAGAAAAGCAGCTATATCTTTTACAGCTGTATCTTTATCATCAACCCAATCACCATTAGTGTTTACTCCGCCAGCCCAGCCAATTGCATCAGTGAGGTACAAGATTCTCTTTAATAAGCTACTGCTTCCAGACAATGTATCATCATTCTCTCTGTCAAATGAGCCTAATAGGCTATATTTCCAGGGATATTTTGAGTTTTCATTTCTAAAATAAAATTCTAGAAACATATCCATAGTTGGATAATCAGCTGACTTATCAATAACATCGGTTAATGTAACTTCTTGGAACCCAAGAAAACTACCTCTTCCTTTGCTTGTCGACTCTTCTTTGTAAGAACCTCTGTACGGCATTTGTTACTCCTATTCTTCTTTGTATTTTAGGATTTCGTTCATTACGCTATTATAATCAAATTCAAGGACTTTCTGGGCGAGAGGTCTCAGCCTACTGCCTACAGTCCTTTCGTCATAGGCTTTAAAAGAAAGATAGAACTTACCATCTTCTTTACTTGCCATAGCGTACCCTATCACGTCTGCGCTTGCAGTTAAAGCATAAGCTAATCCTCTTGGAAGCTCGGGCCCTAACTGACTCTTACCATCAGTTATGACGGTATTCTTTGCATGTGATATAATCACTAAGTTCCTACCTAATGATTTACACAATACTTGGAATTTTTTAACAATATCAAGGTTCTTTTTTCTCGCTTGTGCCCAGTCAGCACCCCATGAAGAACCTTCTCCCATTGCTGTTTGATCTCTTTCGTCACATACTTCAACTTCGATCCATCTGTTTATGTTATCAATGGTATCAATGACAATAGTGTCATAAGGTAATTTTTTTAAATTTTCCTTTAACCAATAGTATACCTCTACCATAGAATATACTTCTATTGTCTCTCCAGCAGCATCTCCAGTTCGATTATAATAGCCACGTTCATCGTTTGGCACAACCTCTGTAACAGGTTTGCCTTTCTCTGTAACTTGCTTATTATCGATCATTTTGGGCCTTGTAGGTGTATTTAAAGAGGTAACTGTAACTGTATTAGCTCCCTCTACAAAATCTGCACCTAAATCTGTATCTATTAATAGGCATCCCTCGGCTCCTTTGGGACTCCATTTACTGGCTTGAGTTGTTTTACCCGTTTTGGGTTGCCCGATAAAATACCAGGTCAACCCAGTGGGTAATTTTGTCCAGTCAGTGGATACTTTTCTTACTTGAATATCCATAACTATCCTTTTTTTATTTTACAATTAGATTGTCAGTTCGCATTATAAGTGGCATTAAGCCTATCCAAATATATGCATAATATGGACTACCAGCAATAACATTAAAGACTTGATCTACTCCAAATCCTCCAACAATTGATGCTGTAAAAATAGTATGCTTTCTTGTACAGGGCTCTTCTTCCACTTCATGAGTTGGTATCCACGTTTCTAAATAATCATCATTATCTTTAGTGGCAACAACAATTTCCATAGCCATGGCTCCCATTCTTAAATCAATAAAGAATTGTCTATCACTTTGCTCTAACCATTTATTGTAAGCTATGAGTCTACCTTCCATATTGTCAAGACAAGTAATCATCTTAGGCATTGTTGGACTGTTTTCATCATAATATTCATTATAGAATTTCATTCCGTCTGGTTTAACAGCATACATTCTTGAAACATTTTGAGCTACATCAGCTTTTGATTTACCTAATGCTCCTTGAGGATACATTGTAGTACTCAAATTATGTTCCTCTAATGTATCATGATCCCATCCTGTGATCTTTTTAAATCCCATTATAGAAAGCAGAGGTACCAGTTGTGAGCCGATACCTCCTAATCCTAATATGCCTACATGATCTAATTTACTTTGAGGTATTATATCTTTATTCCTCAAGAATCTATTAGTAGCCAAAATGACCTCCGAAATTATATCCGTAGCCATCATATACGTCTCCTGCTACATTATCATCTGCCCAATCCATTAGAGTTGTAATCTGAGTATTAGATAGATTTATTAATTCCAATTGTCTTTCACATTCAATATCAGTCATTTCAGCAGCATCCCATTTAAGAAGAATAGCTTCTATTTTAACTTTCTGAGATTTAGAAAGCTTATCCAAAAGTTTATCTCTTCTTTCAAAGAACCTTTTACTTCCTAAATCATCAATGTTAATAGGCTGTTTCTTTTTATAGTTATGCTTATTTAACAAGCTTACCTGTTGTCCATAAACTGGTACTGGCTTATTCTTTTCAATGAGATCAGCTTCAGATACCCATTCAGTAAGAGGATTGAGTCCAGGTATTTGTATACTTA